CTTGCCAAACTGGTTGGAAGCGTTGAAGTCCGGGTCATTCTGCATGGTCGCGTAAGACTGAGGCGCGAGCACGAGAACATAGTCCCCGTCTTCAAACGGACGCCCGCCCGCATCCATCAAGGACGCGTGAACCGCAGTCAGGTCCGTGTAACCGAGCGTATCGGATTGCGTAAGGGTCGCAACCGTCTTCGCGTTCGGGCAATACACGTTCGAAGCCGCGTTCAGGACGTTGAAAATCAAAATATCATACGTTTCAGCCGCGTGGAGTCCGAGCACATAGAGTGCGCGCCCAACCACGTCATGCTTAGAGGTCAGCTCGGCGAGGTCAGACAGACGGAGCAACTTCCCGTACTGTTCCGCAACCGCTTGGAACTGGCTCATCAAGAGACCATCCGCATCCGGCTGTACGCCTTCAGTCAACTGCACCGGAGAAAGAGTCGTAGACAACTTCTCCATACGGTTGAACTGAATCGTCTTGCTAGAGTTAGACGGAATCGGTTCCTTATCCCCGAACTGGTCGAGAATAGTAATCAGCACAGCCACTTCAAGCAGCTTAGCGCTGAAGTAGGTCTGTTGGTCCGAGGCGAGAGAACCCGCCGGGCCGGGAGTGCCAATGGCTCCAGTAATAACCGAGATAACGTCATCACCGAGACCAAAGACAAGCCCGATAAGACCGAAAATAAGCTTGTTAAACATTCTAATGTCCTATGCCTTCTTAGAAGTCCAGAGAGGTTCCCTTAGCTTCGTGCTCCGCGATAATCGCTCGGATACCAGCCAACGTGCCGAAACTTGCTTTAGTTCCTGACACTGGGGTAATCGTGGCGGTGCGGGGAGTCTGACTAGGAGATACCGCTGGTCTTGAAGGCGGTTGATTTTGAAGTTGATTTGCAGCCGCAATAGCTTGCGGTACTTGCAATCCTTTGCCGATTAGGTAGGCTGCTTTATAGAGCCCCGGCAACTGGCCGCTGAACTGAGCATCAGATTCAGCAGTAGCGATAGCATTCTTTAACTCTGGAACGACATCGAGCGCCTTGTTGTAGCCGTCGGTTCCGATGAAGGTCCCGAAGTCTTTGATGTCTGCGTTGACGGTATTGATTGCTTTTGTGCGTGCAATATCGTTCGCAGCCTGTACAACATTTTGCCCAACAGTATCCCGGATGAACTTCTGCTGGACCTGAGCAATAGCCTTGGGGCCAAGCTCACCAGCTTTAATCAAATCGTTCATGTACTGCTCGGGATTCTCTGAGTAGTTGACCTGAACTGGAGCCACTTGCGGGGCCGAAGCCTGCATAGGCTGACCAGTAATGGGGTCAATACCCGTCGCCAAAGCGTATCGCTGGCGCAACGTATCAATCAAGGAATCCTTGTTATTAAGGCCCTCGATAGCCGCTTCCCTAGTCTTGTATACCGTCTTATCTCCCTTGATGAAAACATCTTCGGGCGTCTGCGTTTGTACGACAGGCGGGGCAACTTGAGTAGGAACAGCGGGGGTTTCCGTTTGCTGCACTTGTGGGGCAGCGGGTGCATTGCTAACTCCGTCCGCAGGAAACAGCGCGTCGAAAGCAGCATCGTCTAAGCCGCCGGGTGCATCGTTCAACTGGACGATACCGCCGGGAGCTACTTGGTCTATGGTTGACATACTTACCTCTGGGATTGTGTCCCTTGGTTTTTACTGCGGCCCTTGTGGGGCGTATTTGAAACTATTCTCCGACGGACGCATACGAAGCTTCGATTGCTTTGATAGCTTCGATGTCCTCTTCGGTGGCGTCTATGCGACGGACAGACTGGCGCGTTGTCGTGCCAGTAACCTGTGCCTGAAGCCAGTTACACCAAAAGATACCACTCTGAATAAACTCTACATCCCTGATTTCCTTGTGACGGTCGGCCACGAGCTTCGCTTTTAGTGCGGCAGCTTGCAAGCTGAGACGGTCAGTCAGGAGAACGAACCCCGGATTGTATGCGAGCGTAGAGACGGTTTCCCGTTGCTCCTTGCTCCACCCCGATTGGGTCCTCATGACCGGGATTTCGATTAGCTTGATTCGCTCAGTGGTATGCTGGACCTGAACAATCTCAGGTTCAATATCAAGCCACTTAGCAATCCTCTCTTTGAAACTCATAGCCCCTCTCCACTTATTTCTTTTTGTATTCCGTGTCATACTCCGCTTTAGTGTCCACAACTGCCTTGGGACTCTCGCGGTCTGGACGCGGGTCATAACACACACCAGCAGGCTCCATACGGTGCCCACCAGTCAAGTCGAACCCGAGAACAGAAGGAGTATTCACGACTTGGCAAGCTTCTAGAGGAGCAGCCGAGCTCTCGCTCATGCTACCATCGCGCCCACCAGTCATAAACATATTAGCTACATCTTCGCTACGCGGCATATTTATCCTTCACTGTTGCCTGAGGTTCCGAGTGCGTTGGCACCCATCGCCTGAGCAAAACTAGACATCTCTTCTCCACCAGTTGCACCGGGGATTTTACCTTCATGTTGGCTCTGTGCAGGCCTACCGACATGACGACCCGATTCGGGTGGATGAGGTGGAAATACCATATCTACTGTGTCAGCTAGATACTGTTCCACCACTTCCTGAACCTGACGTGCCTCGCCAGCAATCTTGTCACCAATGCCGGGTTTACCAGCTTGGCCGAGTGCTGCGGGAAGCGCCTTAGACTCCATCTTGAGCAACTCACGAGTGAGCTCCTCTTGATATTGCATCTGACGCGATTGCGCTGCTTCGGCTTGGACCTGTTGGTCCGGCTTAAGCAAGCGGTTGGGATTGGCAATCTCCATGCAGCGCGCAATTTCTCTCAGGAACTCGCCCTGATTGGCGTACGGAGATTGCATGGCAATGTTGTAGAACGCCATCAAGTTACGCTGCTTGACAACTTTGCCAGTGGCGTAGTTAGCGCCAACAAAATCGAAGCTGTAGCTTCCAATGATGGAAGCCAACGGAACTCTCCCGTATTTCGGGATACCGGGTGCTTGACCCGTGATGTCGAACTCCATCTCAGCCGTACCATATTGCTGAATGAGAGCCGCAACCATCTCGCACATAGGCTGCAAGATTTGAACTTCAAAGTTAGAAATGAACCGCTTGAAAACGAAACCGCTCTCGTTGATAACCTGAGAGATTCCGCTAGAAGTCGAGTTCCCGCCGGGACCACCAACGCCCTTCGCATAGAAGTCGCTGACACCGCTGGCCATTTCAATCATGGACCGATAGATGTCAAGGATTTGGTAGTCTTGGGCATTAGGTGTGAAGAACGGCAGAGCCATCAGCACATGCGATGGGTCTCCTGTCACACCGACCTGACCACCGGGGGTATTGGCTTGGTCGAGAGCTTCGTGGTCAATATCCGCTTGGGTATCGAACGCGTAGCGACGGTTGATGCCGATATTCCAGTTGTCCGTAATCATGTTCGTGAAGACGTTGATGCCTTCATTCAAATCGCTGATACGTTCAATGAGTCCGTACCCGTATGTATCTCCGGGCACCTTGGTATACGGCATGTGTAAAATTGGGCAACGCTTGTGGGCAAAGGGGTTCGGGCCGTCGTATAGAATAATGGCCGGGCCTTTGTATAGGTTGCGTTTGTAAGCTGACAAGCTAGCATTACGGTATTGATACCGACGGTCTTTCCAAGACAACGCGTCCCAATCATCGGGGCTGGTCATCAAGGTAACTGTCTGCTTTGTCGAGTCCCAGATTTCGGCTATGCGAATAAGGATTCCATCCCTATCCTCTTCCTTGTAGGAAGCGACACGGCGCATAATCTCTGCAACGGCCTCGGGCTTATACAGCTTAGGATTTGCTTCGTACTCCCGCATGAAAGCGCCGTAGGACTTCTCTAGTAAGAGAGCCACGATGTCGCCATCCGGGTCAATCATAAAATCATAGATGTCAATAGGAATCAGCTTAGGGCAGTTACGCGGAACTTGCTTTGTAACAACCTGCACGCCAATTTGAATCGGTTCGCCAGTCGGTCCCGTGAAAGGAATCTGAGCTGGTTGGCCTGTGGTCGCGTCAATAATCGGCTGGCCAGTTTGCGGGTCCGTGAGGGGAACCATCTGGTAAATAGGCTCGGGACCCATGACGGTCTCGTAATCCCAATCCCAGTCCACCTTCAAAGCCGTGTGCCCATAGATACAATCGTTGGACAGCACTTCTTCTAGGACGGTCATCCAGTTCGCGCGCTTCAAGCAGGTTAGCAAAACCTTCTGCATATTCTCAGCAGCTTGGTCTGTGCCCCCACGAGTACGAGCTTCGATAGGCGGGTCTACGCTAAAGAACGCATCCCGAGTACGCGCAACAATGGCGTCCACGTTCGACTGTGCATACGGCACAAAGGTATTCGAGCGAGGAGTCAGATTGTCCGGGTACAGTCTGCGGTCGCGTTGACCTACATACTGTCTGTAGAAATAAGAACGCCGTTGGTCGTAGGGCCGACGGAAGTTGCGTAGGCGCGAAAGAGTTGATTTCGACCATTGAAGCTTCGCATCATCACCGGGCTGCACTGCGCCAACACTTGCGGTCTGTGGAGTATTTTCCATTTTAATTCTTTTCGATAGTCACTTCGGGATGCTTCAAGAACTCTTGGTTCCTGAGCTCACCGCGCTTGTCTGATTCGACCATGTGGTGGACGCTATACTCCAACATCTCAACCACTTCGTCCCATCTGTCGCGGGGTGTGTTACACAGCAATCCCACGAACTCTACCATCCAGCAATCTTTACACTTGAAAACGGGAGCCTTGCCGTCTCGATAAGCGTGCTTGTGTTTGCCACAAGTCAACACTATTTTCTGGTCCTTATCGAGAAAAGAAGCTGCGAACTTCTCCATCTCTCCCATCCGAAAGATGTCGCTCATTGTTATCTGCCTTCCAAAGACTGCACGTAAATGTCGGCTGCCGCGCTGTTGCTCGCGTCCGCAAACACTCGGATATAAGTGTTAGCACCCATATCTAGTGTAGTTTGCTGGTTAGCCGGGATAAGATAGTTAGCCGCCGTAGGAGCCGCTACACCCGAGCCGCCGAATGCAATGTGAATCGCACCCGTGGCTACAACCGCAATGACCCTACGCGCGCCGATGAACTGGGCTGTTGATGCAGACCCAGCGGCGAGGGCGGTTACTTTGACAGTAGCGTCGCCCGAAAAAGTTAAGATTTGTGCAAACCGAGCCATTGTTTTTCCTTTACTTCTTTGGCAGAAGTTTATAATTTCTGATAGTGTTGTAGGTCTCGACACACGCAATCGGCAAACTGAAAGCTAGGCTAGCCAACGTACCGAAGTGTGCAAGCAAGGTCCCGACACTAATTACGAAAGCCGTGGTCAAGAATCCAGCAAACGGAAGTCCAAGTTTAGAAATCAGGAACCGTGCAACGGGCATTCCTTCCTTCAAACCTTCTTTGAGTCCAGTTTCGGTGTAATACAAATCCCCGAGACATGCGAACATCGAAAAGCCCACGCCCGCAAATACTGCAAATGCTTCTAATCCGGTCATTGTTACTCCTAGATATTGTTGTTAATGCCGTATAGTGGAAACAAACTTGAGTTGATTAGCTGTCCTACTTGTCCGCCACCGACTGTTGGAAAGTTCATAGAACCAGATAAGTTCCCGATAACTAAGTTGGTTGCGAGAGCATCCGTAAGAGCTACTGTGGGGAAGAGTGAGAAACCCGCTTGGCCTGTCGCAAAGCTAGAGTCGGTGCCTTTAAAATACAGGTTACCATTTCTCAGGATATAAAAGGTAG